ATGAAAGAAAACAAATACGACAATAGCGATTTCTTCAGTCAATATTCTCAAATGTCCCGCTCGGTGGAAGGCTTGAAAGGAGCCGGAGAATGGCATGTATTGCAGAAAATGCTCCCCGATTTTGCAGGGAAAAGAGTTTTAGACTTAGGCTGCGGATTCGGTTGGCATTGTGTCTATGCGATAGAACACGGAGCAACACACGTTACCGGAATTGATATTTCGGAGAAAATGCTCGAAGAAGCCCAGAAAAGGAATCCTTCTCCACTCATTGAATACCAATGCATGGCTATCGAAGACTTTGATTTCCAGCCGGATACTTATGATATTGTCATCAGTTCGCTAACCTTCCATTATCTCGAATCTTTTACGGATATATGCAGGAAAATCAATAACTGCCTAACTCCGGGAGGCGCCTTCGTCTTCTCCGTAGAACATCCGGTATTTACAGCCTATGGCAATCAGGAATGGTATTACGACCAAGACGGGAAGCCTATCCATTGGCCGGTAGATCGCTATTTTACGGAAGGCAGGCGCACAGCAATCTTTCTGGGCGAAGAAGTTGTCAAATACCACAAAACGCTGACTACGTATATAAACGGACTCCTTCAAACCGGATTTGAGATATGCGAACTTATAGAGCCACAACCGGACGAAAGATTGCTGGATACCATCCCGGGCATGAAAGATGAATTACGGCGTCCGATGATGCTTTTGATCTCTGCCAAGAAAAAAAGTAAAGACGCAAAGCTATGAGATTCAAGGCATTGAAAAATAATAGATAAAAAACATTCGTTTAGCTATTGTTAATTAAAAAATACTCCCTATCTTTGCACCGCTTTTGAAAAGAACAACCCTTCAAAAAAGTAGCGGGGTGTAGCGCAGTCCGGTTAGCGCACCTGCTTTGGGAGCAGGGGGTCGTGGGTTCGAATCCCGCTACCCCGACTACAAAGAAAAAGGAAGTCCTGTTGAAAGTTTTCGGGGTGTAGCGCAGTCCGGTTAGCGCACCAGTTTTGGGAACTGGGGGTCGTGGGTTCGAATCCCGCTACCCCGACGAAAAAAACAAGTAAAGAAATTAGAATGGTGTTGAGCTGATACAGTTTGTATCAGCTTTTCTGCTTTTATGCAAAATGATAGGTTATTTAACTCTGTTTTGGGGCAAATAAAGAAGATATTTCTTTGAACTATCTTTGAACTCATTTTTAAATATACCCTTATTTGCATCTGTTTAGTAGAAATTAAGGCAGTTTTTCGTTACTTTCCTTCTGATATAGGCTGTTTAATGCAATTTAAACAATTAAAAAACATTAAAACAGTATGGCAACTTTTAAAGCAGTCGTTTTTCAAAGTGGAAAACATATTAAACAAGATGGAACATCCAATATAAAGATTAGAATATACCACAACAGAGAATCACAGTATATAGCTACTAATTATTATATTCAGCCAAGTGGTATTGATGAAGCAGGTCGGATTTTACCACACGTTGAAAATGGAGAAATGATAGAATATGAGATAAATGCGTATATACAGAAGATTCGTAAAGAATATCTAAAGCTCGGTAATGAAAGAACTCGATATATGTCATGCATGGATTTGAAAGAGGAAATAGAAAAATCTCTTGCTCCTAATGCTGAATTTATCGACTTTGTGGAATTCTCCCAAACAATAATCAAAGAGACTTCAAAGAGAAAAACTGCCGAATGGTACAGATCTTCTATCGATACCCTATGTTGGTACATGAAAAGAAAAAAGATAGATATAAAACTTATCACTTCATTCATGCTGAATAAGATGATCAAAGACTTATATCACTCCGGACCTGCCGGCACACCTTTAGAACCAGGCACGATAAGCCATTATCTTAGGGGAATAAGAGCATTGTATAACAAGGCAAAACTCTATTATAATAATGAAGACTTTGATATTATAAGGATTCCTGGCGACCCATTCAAGAAAGTTGAAATCCCAGAGTATCGGAGAAAACGAAAGAATATAGATACCAACACCTTATTAAAAATCCGAGATTTTCAGTCTGATAAGAAATGCACAAATATGGCTCGTGATGTCTTTATGATGATGTTCTATATGATGGGAATCAATATCAATGATTTATATAGTATATCATGTGAACGTCGTGGAAGGCTGGAATACACACGTTCAAAAACAAAAACGCGGAACAATCATGAGCAAATACCGCTTTCGATAAAAATAGAACCGGAACTCCGCATCCTCCTTGATAAATACACAGAGGGTTATTTCCTCTCTTACTTTCATACCAACTATTGTAACTTGAACAATTTTATGCGGGCAGTCAATAATGGGCTGAAAGACATTTGCATGAACTTAGAACTCGATTTCAAGATTACCACGAACTGGGTCCGGCATAGCTGGGCCAGCTTGGCGCGCAACAAGGCTGGGGTTCCTAAAGCTGATATTGATTTCTGCCTTGGTCATGTGAATAACGATTATAAAATGGCCGATATCTATATTGATATAGATTATAGTATTTGTGATAAGGCAAATCGTGCTGTTTTGGACTTATTGCAAAAAAAAGAAGAAAAAAAGACCTGAAACGTTTGCAAAAACAAAAACTCTCTATATATTTGTAACCGAAATGGTGTTGAGCTGGATAAAATAATGATTTTATCCGGCTTTTATTGCATATATATGCTTCAATAGCTCATATTACTGAAATTCATCTCATTTTTACGCTATGCGCCACAAAACAATGACGCATGGAAATTACAGTTTCAAAAACAGCTTTATTAGATAAGCTTAAATCAATCGGGCGAATCATACAGCCCAAAAATTCAATACCGACCTACGACAACTTTTTGTTTGTCGTTGATGAATTTGGTATCATCCTAGTTACAGCAGGAGAAGAAGGCGGGCGTATCTCTACCAATATTGACGGTAAAGCAGACTTTACTGATCGTTCTTTTATGACTAATGCCAAAACATTACTTGATGGATTAAAAGAAATCCCGGAGCAGCCATTAACTATTCATCTCTACGAAAAAGAATTGGTTGTCAAATATGCTAATGGAAAGTTCTCTATACCTGTTGAAAAAGGAGATCAATACCCGACAATGAGTACGGATAATACTGCTACCCCATTACTTGTATCAGGAAATGACTTACTATATGGAATAAGGCAAGTATTGTTTTGCAGTGCCAATGACGAATTACGTCCGGTACTGAATGGAGTCTATTTTGATATAGCTTTAGATACTATCTCATTTGTTGCAACAGACGGCACCCGACTTGCGATGATTGAGAATCCTTCCGCTTATACGCGCAAGGAACGGGCAGCCTTCATCCTGCCAAGTAAATTTGCCAAAGTCCTTTCTAATATTGTTCCGGAAGATTGCATGGAAGTAGAAATATCAGTAAATCAGACTAATATTTTATTTGAGTTTGATTCATACCGTTTAACCTGCCGCATGATTGAAGGCCGGTTCCCTAATTATCGTGCTGTTATCCCTCAAAAGCAACCCAACCGTGCAGTATTGAAAAGAACCGATATTGTATCAGCCTTAAAACGCGTATCTGTTTTCTGTGATGAAAACTCTTCTCTGGTGATACTCAAGTTTTGTCCTGATTCCCTTAAAATTACAGCCCATAATTTAGACTTCTGTAAATCAGCTGAAGAAACTGTTGCTCTACGAACTGGTTGTGATATTGAAATTGGCTTTAAGAGTAGCTTTTTAATCGAAATGATAAACAATATTCCCTCCGAGGATATTGCTATTACTATGAGTGACCCATCGAAAGCCTCAATTCTTACTCGCTGCGATGAAGAAGTTCGTAGCTTGACTTATTTATTAATGCCTTTATCTATTAACTATTGACACTATGAGAAAAGAATACCAATCAGCTAAACAGGTTATTCAATCGTATTTGGAAGAGAGAGCAAAGAGTGATCCCCTCTTTGCCACTTCCTACGCAAAGCCAAACAAGAATATAGATGAATGTTACGACTATATCATAGGAGAAGCAAAAAAACGTGGTGGTAGTGTTGTATGTATGTCTGACGATGAAGTATTCGGATTGGCAGTTCATTACTATGATGAAGATGATATCAAGGTTAGTAAGCAGCCTGCAACAAAAGCAGTTGTTTCTAATCGACCTGAAAAGAAAAAAGAACTTATACCATCTATTGAGAAGACCCAACCGGAGCAGATTGCTAATAATAAACGTAAAGGAAAGAAAAAGGAAATACCTTCCGGACAATTTTTATTATTTGAAGACTTATGAGACCAAGAACAAAATTACAGCTTAGAGTTACTAATTTGAGTAGCCAGCTGCCTAATATTGAGAGTTTGATGATTGATTGGGCTAAGAATGAGTGTTTGAAACATATAGGATATGCAACCAAGTCACGTATTATCTGTATGGAGTGCGGCCAACGCTTCGCTCCGGAACTTGTAAAACGTAAACGTGCTGTTTGTCCTCATTGTGATACGTCTTTGAAAATAGAACAGTCGAGGAAGCGTATCAATAAACAGACAATGTTTATTGGCAAGGCAGAAATTTGTGAGGAATTCCAAGTTATCCGAAGTTTTGAATTGATTGCTTATTACCGAGCAGAAACAAAGCCTCGTTATTATATTCGTGAGATACTACAACATTGGATAAAAGACGACGGTAACCGGGAAGTAGTAGCTCGGGCCAATAATACGGGATTCAATGGCTGGTGCGGAGAACTGGAGATACGGAATAAAGTTGTTGGATCGTATTATTACAATCATAACAATGATATTTATTGCGAACGCTATCATCCGGCCTCCGTCTTTAGACCTAAGTATATTCGAATGGGTATAGATTGTAAATTACGCGGTATGTCATTTCTTACTGCTGCCAATACAATTCCCCATTCTCCCAAGGCTGAAACACTTCTAAAGGCAAGACGTTATGAATTAATAGATTATTTCGAGGGACGCAGCTACAAGATTGATAGGTATTGGCCATCTATAAAAATTTGTCTTCGTAATAAATATCGAATTAAAGATGTTTCGATGTGGTTTGATTATCTGGAACTACTAGATCATTATCATAAAGATCTGCATAACGCTCATTACGTTTGTCCTAAGAATCTAAAAAAAGCTCATGACTTGTATGTGGCGAGAAAGAAACGTGATGATGAAAAAGAACGCAAGGCCAAGGATATGCAACGTCTGCTGAAACTTAAGAAGGCTGCTGAAAAATATATAAAAGAAAAATCGATTTTTTTCGACTTAAAATTGTCGGACGGTAAAATAGTCGTGGTACCACTCAAAAGTCTTGAAGAGTTTCAACAAGAAGGTGAAATCATGCATCACTGTGTTTTTACGAATGAATACTATAAGAAAAAAGATACACTCATTCTTTCTGCCCGAATAGGCAAGAAACATGTTGAAACAGTCGAGGTCAATCTGAAGACGTTAAGTATTGTTCAATCTCGTGGTGTCTGTAACCAAAACACCGAGTATCATGAACGCATTATCGGGCTCGTAACAAAGAATATGAACTTAATACGTCAAAAGCTGACGGCTTAAAAAAGATCTAAATATGGCAAGACCATTAAAACAGGGACTGGATTATTTTCCTTTAGATACAGATTTCTTATCTGATAGGAAAGTACGCAAAATAATAAATGCTTGTGGTCCAAATTCCGTCACTATACTAATTTGCCTGCTATGTAATATCTACAAGGATAAAGGGTATTACATCGTGTGGGACAAAGAAATGCCTTTTGATATTGCTGATATAGTCGGGGTATCCGAGGGCGCTGTAAGTGAAGTCGTGAAGAAGGCCCTACAAGTGGAATTATTCGATAACACCCTGTATAGAAAGTTCCATATTTTATCTTCCCGTGGTATTCAAAATAGATTTAAAAGCTGCACTTCAAAAAGGAAAGATGTTGAAATTATCCCTGATTTTTGGATTAATGACGTCAATAACTCGATTAATGACGTCAATAACTCAATAAATGTAGTCGATAATGAACAAAGTAAAGTAAATAAAAGAAAATCTTCTCTCCCACATATACGCGTGGGAGAACTTTTTCCGGCGGATAGCTTCTTCGATAAGTCCTTAGATGATTGCTATGCTGAACTTAAATCAAATCAATCATGGGCGGAAACAGTAACGATGAATACTCGTTCTTCCGGCTACAATGACTTTACACTAGAAACTTTTTACGAGTATTTGAAGCAGTTTTTCATGGAGCAACAGAATAAAGGCGAAACAGCGAAGTCTCCCAAAGATGCTATGTCCCATTTTGCTAGTTGGTTGAAAATTGAGCTTAAAAACAAGAAAGATGAACGGAGAACTAATAAAAACAGAACTGCAGGTAGTGCTAAGTCCGTCACAGATTGTCCAGAAGACAGCAATCAGAAAGGAACTAACGCCGATACAGCAGGCCTTACAAGCTGGATCGACAGCCTCTCAATTGGTCGCTGAATGGAGCGGTACAATCGCACAACTAAACTGTAATGTCTCATTGTCAGATGTGGCTAATGCAGAGAATATACCCACTTTGGCAGACGTAAACAGGAGCTTTAGCAACTCAACATCGGTAGAGATCATTACCGAGCATTTGAAATCTGTGCTGAGATATGCTGGTGTTGAGTTAACTAATGCCCAGCTGGCAGAAACAGCCCTGTCGATACTATCTAGCTACTGGTACCTGAATTTAGCCGAGTTATGTATTTTCTTCTCCCAGCTAAAGAACGGCAGCCGCGGACAATTCGTCTGGGGATCGAAGATCAATAATCAAGCGATCATGGTAGCACTTGTTGAATTTTGTAAAGACAGGCGACGCGAAATTGAGCATAGAGAAAATGAACTTGTACGAAAAAAGGCTGAAACTGGCTATGCCCGTAATGAGAACTTGATTAAAGATATCGTAACGGGAGTTCAAGATACCAGAAAAGAACGAGAAAAAGCAAAACAGGACTTCAAGACCTTCTGTGAGCTATTTCCATATCTGCCTGATAAGTATGAGCCCATGGTGCTTTGGAAAGCATGGGGAGGCAATAAAGAGGCTCTACGTAAGATTTACGGTGAAAGTATTCCTCCTCCTGATGTAGCCGAAATGGATATCGGGATGTATTTGTGTAATTATAACATTGCTAAAACTAAAGAAAATGAGAACTAAAGTATTAACAGTAAAACAACCGTGGGCCTCTTTGATAGTCCACGGTATCAAAGATATTGAGAACCGGAGTTGGCAAACAAATTTTCGTGGACGTGTACTTATACATTCAAGTGCAAAGGGAGATATTGCTAAATTTGGTTGCTTACAGCCAAACCAAAGATTAAAGGTGCTCAATACACCTATGAGTCGTATAGGTTTCAACGATCTTCCTGTTGGCTCCATCATCGGTAGTGTAGAGATTGTAGATTGTGTGCAAAATCATCCCTCAATATGGGCGGATAAAGGTGCTTATCACTGGGTACTCGCTAATCCCGTTCTCTTTGAGAAACCCATCGTGGATGTGAAAGGTAAGTTAGGATTGTGGAATTATGATTGGGAGGATACGAATACTTCCAAAGCTATTGTCGGTATATCAATGGATATTGCTGATGAATAACATACTCGATTGTTGAATAGTGCTAGAAAATAAAAGCGGCCAGCGTACCACCGTCGGCCACTCTCATAAGCACAAAGCTTATAGCTATTAGGAACAGCAAATATATAAAATCTTTGTACTTATGGCAAGTGAAGCAGTAAATAATTACATAACTAAACGCTACGAACGCTGGCTTGATTACTCTTTGTATCATTGTGGGCTTGCCGGCATTCCTGATGAAGCGACAGATGTCTTGAATGAGGTCATTTGTTCGCTCCTTCAAAAGAAAAACAGGTTGCTGGACAAACTACTTGAAACAAAAAAAAATGGCTATACAGAGCTTGATTTCTTTGTTTTGAAGATGATAAAACTAAATGCATCATCTCCTACTTCACAGTATAGGAGTAGATACAAGCCCCTGCCTACGGATGATAATGTAGATTACTCCAGATTGGATATTGAAGATATCCCGGATGAATCAGAAGATAGAAATGCTGAGATACTAAATAAACTGCATTTAGTAAGAGATACATTTGAAAGCCTTGATTTAGGTTCGGTGGCAGCTCGTGTTTTTGAGTTTCATTTCTTCCAGGACGGTAATTTTTCCGACTGGGAAGGTCCGGAGACATTGAAACAACTATATGAAATTTATAACGGGGTGCAGGAACTTATTAGAAAGAAAATAGCCGGGGAAACTATATTTTAGTGAAAATTCCTTGGTCATGGAAGAAAAAGTAGAAATTAAGATTGATCCCCGGAACTATCGTATCCATGGGGACGAAAACAAGCGGCTTATTCATAAAAGCCTCGTTGAATGTGGAGCCGGTCGGTCCGTATTGGCCGACCGTGACAATGTGTTAATCGCTGGAAACGGCGTGTATGAGGAAGCTCAAAAGTTAGGTCTCAAAGTGCGTATTGTAGAGTCTGACGGAACGGAGCTCATTGTTATTAAACGCAAAGATTTATCTACGGAAGATGAAAAGAGAAAACTGCTAGCCCTGGCAGATAATCATACTTCTGATACTTCTCGTTTTAACTTTTCTGCTATTGTGGAAGATTTCGGTATTGATAAACTTGGAGACTGGAAAATGGATATTCCTTTTGATGATATACCTACCGATATAGATAGTTTTTTTGTAGGAGCTGACAAGACGGAGAAACAAAAGAAAGTTATTGTTTGCCCGCATTGCGGTAAAGCCGTCGAAATATGATACTATACTTGGCTGGTTTTAAATCTAGTGCTAGAAGATGGAAACTTGATACAAGCAATATTTATCTTCTTAGCTCATTTTGGGAACACAAATCCGGTAAATATGACGAGTATGTAAAACAAGAAAAGCATATCCTTGATAGCGGTGCTTTCTCTGCGTTCTCCGGCAAAAATAACAACTTTGATTGGGATACTTACGTGAAGAAGTATGCGAACTTCATTATTCAAAACAATATTCAAAAGTTCTTTGAACTTGATATAGATGTTGTGGTTGGATTGGAAAAGGTCGAATACTACCGTCGTTATCTAGAAGACAGAACAGGTCGTCAGCCTATTCCTGTCTGGCATGCTAATAGAGGAAAAGATTATTTCCTTCGAATGTGCGAAGACTATAGTTATGTTGCTATCGGTACAACTTCAGCCATGGAGGAAGGTCGACGGATCAGACAGAATCCGATGATTCTAAAGTGGTTTATAGATCAGGCTCATAAAGCAAATGCTCGTATTCATGGGCTTGGTTTTACTAGTACAAATTATCTCCCTTTTTTAAACTTTGACAGTATTGATAGTACCACATGGCTGTCCGGCGCAAAGTATGGTCAAGTTTACGTTTTTGAGAATAATAAGATGGTCTATCACAATCCACCTAAAGGTATGCGGGTAGCTAACCATGATTTAGTAAATCGTCACAATTTTAATGAATGGATTAAATTTCAACAGTATGCAAAACAATTCTTATAATAATAAGGTCCTCCTTTACTCAGGAGGCATGGATAGTTGGTTAATAGACAAGATTTGGAAACCTGATGTGAAATTATACGTGGATATGGGTACAAAGTATTCACAAGAGGAAATAAAGCGCCTTCCCAGCGACGTAATCATTGATAAACTGGACCTATCCAAGTGGGAACGAGAAGATAAAATTATTCCATTACGGAATATGTATCTTATTGGGATTGCCTCCAACTATGGAAATGAAATCTGCCTGGGTGCTACAGCTGGGGATAGAGTTCTTGATAAGTCTCCGGTGTTTGCAGATATCTATGAACAGCTTCTGAACTATCTCTATCAAAAACAACATTGGACAGAGGAAAGAAAAATAAAAATAAACCTTGACTTCAAGCGATACACCAAGACAGAGCTTATCAGAATTTTCGTAGAACAAGGAGGTAATATTGAAGATGCTTTCACTTCTTCCTTTAGTTGCTATACTCCAGAAGACAATAAAGAATGCTGGAAATGTAAACCCTGTTTCCGAAAGTTTATTGCCTTTGCCCTAAATGGATATTCTTTCACTGAAGAAGTGATTGCAAGGAATATCGAATATATTAAACAAGAGGTTCTTCCTCAAATAGAGTCCGGGCACTATGGGCGTAAACAGGAAGAGGAAGAGATTATGCAAGTATTAGCCATATATAAATGAGTATTATGTACATAGTAAAAAAAAAAATTGAGTTATCAGCTTCACATAGTTTGAAGCTATCTTACGAGAGTAAATGTCAGAGCTTACACGGACATAATTGGATTATTATTGTCTGGTGTCGTGCAAAGACATTAAATCAAGACGGTATGGTAGTCGATTTTACACATATCAAACAGAAGATCCAGGGCAAACTAGATCACAAAAATCTGAATGAGATACTTCCCTTCAATACAACTGCGGAGAATATGGCAAAATGGATTTGTGATCAGATCCCAGGATGTTTTAAAGTAATGGTACAAGAATCAGAAAATAATATTGCGTGGTATGAAAAAGATTAATGAGATTTTTTACAGTATACAGGGGGAAGGTTATCATACTGGTACTCCTGCTGTTTTCGTTCGTTTCTCCGGATGTAACTTGAAATGTCCATTCTGTGATACACAACATTCTTCCAGGAGAGAAATGTCGGATGAGGAAATTATCAAGGAGATCTGTTTTTATCCTACCCGCTTCATAGTTTTAACGGGCGGCGAGCCGGGACTGCAGATAGACCGAGAGTTTATCAATAAGCTTCATCAGGCAGGGAAATTTATTCAGATAGAAACAAACGGGACAGTTCCTCTTCCTATCGGTATTGATTGGATAACTTGCTCACCGAAAGAAGGAAGCAAAGTTATTGTTGTCAATCCTCACGAAATAAAAGTCGTCTATACAGGGCAAGATCTGTCAACCTATGAAGCCATGACAGCTGCAGTATATTATCTGCAACCATGTTCCTGCCAAAACACAGAAGAAGTTATTAACTACGTAAAAGAACACCCAAAATGGAAACTAAGTCTACAGACACAAAAGATATTGAATGTGCAGTAAGAACAATCCTATCGTATATTGGTGACAATCCAGAACGCGAAGGATTAAAAGGAACACCGGAACGCATTGTGAGAATGTGGAAAGAACTATTTTGCGGGTATGATCCTGAACAGGTACCGAAAATAACAACTTTCCCCAATGGTAAAGATGGATTATCCTTTAATAGTATAGTTGCAGACTCTGGTAACTACTACTCAATGTGCGAGCACCACATGATGCCTTTCTTCGGAAAGTATTGGTTTGCCTATATTCCTAATCCGGAAGGAAACATATTAGGTATCTCAAAGATTGGTCGCGTTATCGATTATTGTGCAGCCCGCTTACAGGTACAGGAGAGATTAGCTCAAGATGTCGTTACGATGATAGTGGATGCCCTTGGAAAAGAGCACCCACCATTAGCAGTTGGTATTATTATGGAAGGAGAACACTTGTGTAAAACCATGCGTGGAGTAAAAAAACAGGGAAAAATGCGTTCTTCTTTCTATTTTGATAATGGAAGGTTGCCTGAATTGAGGGCTGAATTATCACAATTTGCTAGTTTTGGTTAGTTTATGACAGAGAAGAAGAATCCGGCCGAGAAGAAAAAAAGAGGGCGTAAATCAGAGTACAGAATAGAGTATGCCGATCAAGCTCTAAAGCTTTGTTTGTTGGGTGCAACAGATAAAGAGCTCGCCGAATTC